GCGGCGGTTACTGCAGCGATCAGATCACGGATTGGCGCGGCCGTTGTCGAGAAAGACGGCAAGCGCTGGCTGGATCGTGACCTGGCGCTGGAGCTGTGGCGCAAGAACACGAAGGCGACGCATAACGCGAAGGTGAGCGTGCCGGATGATGTCGAGGTAAAGCTGCCGGCCAGCCCGCGTGAGCTGCGCAAGGCGATCGATGCGCTGCCGGATGACGCGATCCCGGAGCTGAACGAAAGCCGGGCTAGGCGTGAGCACTATCAAGCGGAGCTGGCAAAGCTGCAGGTGGCGCAGCAGCGCAAGGAGCTGGTGCCAGCGGATGAGGTGAAGAAGGACGCCTTTCAGGTGGGCCGGAGCATCCGCGAAGCGCTGAGCAACCTGGCGGACCGGCTGAGCCACCAGCTGGCGGGCGAGACCGACCCGGCGGTGATCCACCAGCTGCTGAGCGATGAGCACCGTGATGCGCTGCTGTCGTTGGTGGAGGTGGAGCGATGAGCGTGTGGCGCGATGCGTTCATGGAAGGGCTACGGCCGGAACAACCGCTGACGGTGAGCGAGTGGGCTGACAAGCATCGGCGGCTAAGCAGCAAGGCCTCAGCGGAGCCTGGACCGTGGCGCACCAACCGGACGCCGTACCTAAGGGAGCCGATGGACTGCCTTAGCACCACCAGCACGGTGCAGCGGGTGGTGATGATGTTCGCGGCGCAGACCGGCAAGACCGAGAGCGGGAGCAACTGGCTGGGGTACGTGATTGCGCACGCGCCGGGGCCGATGCTGCTGGTGCAGCCGACCGTGGAGATGGCCAAGCGGCTGAGCAAGCAGCGGCTGGAGTCGCTGGTGACGGAGACACCGGTGCTGGCGGAGAAGATCGCACCGAGCCGCTCGCGGGACTCAGGCAACACGATGTTCTCGAAAGAGTTCCCCGGCGGGATGATGCTGCTCACCGGCGCAAACAGCGCGACGGGCCTGCGCTCGACGCCGTGCCGCTACATCTTCTGCGATGAGGTGGACGCCTTCCCGCTGGATGTGGACGGCGAGGGCGACCCGGTGAGCCTGGCGGAGAAGCGTGCGACCACGTTCGCGCGGCGCAAGATCCTGCTGACCAGCACACCGACTGTGAAGGACTTCAGCCGGATTGAGGCGGAGTTCGAGCGCAGCGATCAGCGGCGGTTCTATGTGCCGTGCCCGCATTGCGGTGAGATGCAGTGGCTGAAATGGCCGCAGTTGAAGTGGGAGAACAACGACCCGAGCACGGCGGCGTATGAATGCGAGCATTGCGGCGAGCGGTTCCCTGAGATCCACAAGCCGGCGATGTTGCGGCAGGGCGAGTGGCGCGCGACGGCACCGAGCGATGGGAAGACGGCTGGCTTCCAGCTGTCGGGGCTGTACAGCCCGCTGGGGTGGCTGAGCTGGGCCGACATGGTGGACGACTTCCTACGGGCGAAGGCTGACGCACCGATGCTGAAGTCCTTTGTGAACACGCGACTGGCGGAGACGTGGGAGGAGGACTTTGCCAGCAAGGTGAGCGCGAGCGCGTTGCTGGAACGGTGCGAGGCGTATCCGCAGGGCAGGCTGCCGGAGGGCGTGTTGTCGGTGACGATCGGCGTGGACGTGCAGGGTGGTGGCGGATCAGCCGGTGATCGGATTGCGGTGAGCGTGTGGGGTTGGGGCCGCGGCGAAGAGGGCTGGCTGATTGACCACCAAGAGATTGCGGGCGACCCGTGCCAGGCGGAGGTGTGGAAGCAGCTTGATGTGCTGGTGTTGCACGAATGGGAGCACGCAGGTGGCGGCAAGCTGCGGGCGGATGTGGTGGCGGTGGACTCCGGCGGTCATGCGACCGCGGAGGTTTACCAGTACGCGCGGGAGCGGCAAGGTGCTGGCGTGATTGCGATCAAGGGTCAGAGCCAGCGTGGCAAGCCGCCGATCGGCAAGCCAAGCAAGGTGGACATCAACGCCAAGGGGCAGACGCTGAAGCGCGGCGCGCAGGTGTGGCCGGTGGGTGGCGACACGATCAAGACCACGCTGTTCGGCAGGTTGAAGCACAACGAACCCGGCGAGGGCTATTTGCACTTCCATGCGCAGACGGGCGGGGAGTATTTCGAGCAGCTGACGGCTGAGAAGCAGGCGCTGCGGTACGTGAAGGGATTCCCGGTGAGGGAATGGGTGAAGAAACCAAGCGCCCGTAACGAGGCTTTGGATTGCTTGGTCTATGCGTATGCGGGATTGAATCGGCTCTATTCGCGGTATGACCGCAGAACAATCTGGGATCAGCTGGAAGCAAGGCTCGAGAACGGTGGCGCATCGGCGCGTAAGCCGCGCCTAAGATCGGAGAGAGCACCGCAGCGCTCGGCGTTTATCAGCAATTGGTGAGGCCGTGAACATTCCCGCCCAGATCAGAGCCGGCGACACGGTGACGTGGCGGGATGAGGCTGCAAGTGACAACCTTGGCAATGCAGTCACCAGCGCTACCTGGACGCTGACTTACTACTTGCGCACCAATACGGGAAACGAAGGCGCGACGGTGGTCGGGACTGCTTATGGACAGGGATGGCAGCTGACAATCCCTGCAGCTACTAGCGCTGGTTTTGATGCGGGGCAGTGGTATTGGCAGGCGTTGGCGACGAGCGGCAGCGACAAGCTAACGATTGGATCAGGACAGCTGCAGGTGCTGGCATCTTTGAGCTATGCCGGCACGCCTGGCGCATTTGATGGACGCACGCAGGCGCAGAAGGATCTTGAAGCAGTGCAGGCTGCGATGCGCGCGATCGTGTCGGGTGGCGCTGTGGCTGAGTACAGCATCGGCACTAGGCGCCTGAAGAAGATGGAGATGGCAGATCTGATTCAGCTGGAGAGCAAGCTGAAGGCGGAAGTCAAGCGCGAGCAAGCGGCCACAATGGTGGCTAATGGGCTTGGAAGCCCGCACAACCTGTTCGTGAGGTTCTGATGGGCGTCCGCAGCGCAATCATGGGCTGGCTGCAGCGCGGCACGCCGGAACCGATCAAGGCACCGCGCCGGCGGATGTATGAGGGTGCGAAGTTCAGCCGACTGACGGCGGACTGGGTGACTGGCAACACCAGCGCTGACAGCGAAGTGTATGGGTCAGCGCAAAAGCTGCGCGATCGTGCGCGTCAGCTGTGCCGCGATAACGACTACGCCCGGCAGGCACTGCGTGCGATTGAGGGCAACGTGGTCGGCCAGGGCATTCCGTTTCAGTCGCAGGTGCGGATGCTGCGCGGCGGGCGGCTCGATAAGACCGTGAACGATCAGATTGAGAACGCTTGGAAGCAGTGGACGAAGGCGAAGCATTGCCACACCGGCGGCAAGCTGACGTTTCACGATGTCGAGCGGCTGGCGGTTCGCAGCGTGGCGGAATCTGGCGAGGTGTTCGTGCGGCTGGTGAAGCAATCGTTCGGTGGCTCCGCGGTACCGCTAGCGCTGGAGGTGCTTGAGGCTGATTTGCTGGATGACGGGCTAAACGGCCGTAGTCAACAGGGCAATGAGATCCGTATGGGCGTGGAGGTGGATACCTGGGGCCGGCCTGTGGCGTACCACTTCTTGGCGTATCACCCCGGTGACTATCAGTTCAGTAACCAGCAGATCAGCACGCAGCGTCACAAGCGCGTGCCTGCTGATGAGGTGATCCACCTGTATCGGATGGACCGGCCGGGGCAGACGCGGGGCATCACTTGGATGGCCAGCGCGATCCAGCGGCTGCATCACCTGCAGGGGTATGAGCAGGCGGAGATTGTGCGCGCACGTGCCAGCTCGGCTCTGATGGGGTTCATCACGTCACCTGAAGGTGAGCTGATGGGTGATGAAGTGATGGAAGGCGAGCGGGTGAGCAGCTTCGAACCGGGCGTGTTCAAGTATTTGGCGCCGGGCGAGAGCGTGACTGTGCCGCAGCTCGATGCGCCGGATGGGCAGTTTGAGCCGTTCCTGCGGGCGATGCTGCGCGCGATGGCTGCTGGCATTGGCTGCAGCTACGAAACGGTGAGCCGTGACTTCAGCCAGACCAATTACAGCAGCAGCCGATTGAGCCTGCTTGAGGATCGCGACCATTGGCGGATCCTGCAGAACTGGCTGATCGAGAACCTGCATCAGCGGATTTTTGACGTGTGGCTTGACATGGCGGTGCTGAGCGGTGCGCTGCCGCTGGCCAACTATGAAATGGGCGCCGATCGCTACAAGGCTGTGCGCTGGATGCCACGCGGCTGGGCGTGGGTGGATCCGGGCAAGGAGGTGGAGGCTTACAAGGAGGCCGTGCGCTGCGGCTTCAAGACGTTGGCCGAGGTGGTGGCTGAGCAAGGCGGCGACCTTGAGGAGCTAATGCAAGGCCGCCGGCAAGAGCTGGATGTGGCGGCTGATCTCGATCTGAAGTTCGACACCGACCCCGGCTCTGACCCCGCACCGGCTGCACCCACATCGGCTGCTGCTGCACCGGCGGACGATAATGATGACGACAACCCGGACACCACCGATGGATCTATCGCGTGACCTAGAAGGGCAACTGTTGAAACGCTCGGAGGTTGCTGACTTCCAGGTCAGCGAAGACGAGCGGTCGATTGAGTTCCCTTTCTCAAGCGAGTTCCCTGTAGCTCGCTACTTCGGCAATGAGGTGCTGAGCCATGAACGCGGCGCCGCTGACCTTGGCCGGCTGAATGATGCAGCTCCGGTGCTGTTTAACCACGACCCGAACAAAGTGATCGGTGTGGTTGAGCGCGCTTGGATCGATGACAAGGACAAGCGCGGCTATGTGAACGTGCGGTTCAGCAAAAATGCGTTCGCGCAGGAAGTGCTGGCTGACGTTCGTGATGGCGTGCTGCGGAACGTGTCGTTTGGCTATGCCATCAACGACATGGAACAACGCGGCGATGACTTCGTGGCGACTCGCTGGAGTCCCTACGAAGTGAGCGTGGTTAGCATACCTGCAGACCCAACGGTCGGCGTCGGGCGTGCTCTCGACGCTCAACCTGCGGCCTCCGCCGCATCACAACCCCCCGAAACTGAACCTGAGGTTCCGATGGAAAACACCCCCGACATCTCGGCGGTGCGGGCTGAAGCGGCTCAAGAAGCTGCCAAGGCTGAGCGCGCCCGTATCTCCGGCATCACTGCTCTGACTGAAAAGCACGGCATGGCTGATCTCGGCCGCCAGCTGATCGAGGGTGGTCGCAGCCTCGATGAGGCCCGCGCCGCTGTGCTCGAAAAGATTGGCGCCAAGGTGGAGCCAGTCTCCGAAAAGGCTGCCGACATCGGCATGACCGCCAAGGAGGTGCGCGAGTTCTCCTTCCAGCGTGCGATCAACGCACTAGCCAATCCTCAGGATCGCAAGCTGTGGGAAGCCGCTGCTTTCGAGCGTGAGTGCTCCGAAGCTGCTGCTGCCAAGGCTGGCAAGACCGCACAGGGCATCATGGTGCCCAACGAAGTGCTTCGCCGTGATCTGACCGTCGGCACTGCTTCGGCTGCTGGTGATCTGGTCGGCACTGACTTCCGCCCCGGTTCGTTCATTGAACTGCTGCGCAACCGCTCCGCCCTTGCTGGTTTGGGCGTCACCTCGCTGACTGGCCTGTCCGGCAACGTGGCGATCCCCCGCCAAACCGGCGCTGCTACCGCCTATTGGGTGGCTGAGTCTGGCTCTCCCACCGAGAGCAATCAGACTGTGGATCAGGTGAACATGTCGCCCAAGACTGTGGGTGCTTTCACCGACTACAGCCGTCGCCTGATGCTGCAGTCCAGCATCGACGTTGAGCAGATGATCCGCCAGGATCTCGCCACCGTGCTGGCACTTGAGATCGACCGCGTTGGTCTCTACGGCCTGGGCAACAGCAACCAGCCCCTCGGCATCAAGCTGACCACCGGCATCAACACCAAGGACTTTGCTGCCAACACCCCGACCTACGCCGAGGTGGTGGACATGGAGAGCCTGATCGCTGCCGACAACGCCGACATCGGCGCAATGTCCTATCTGATGAACGCCTCCATGCGCGGCGCTCTGAAGACCAAGGACAAGGGCACCGACACCGGCGCCTATGTGTTCGAGCCCGGCGGCACCGTCAACGGCTACAACGCCGTGGTGTCCAACCAGGTGGCTACCAACGACATCTTCTTTGCCGTGTGGAGCCAGCTGATCATGGGCATGTGGTCTGGTCTGGATCTGACCGTGGATCCCTACACCCACAGCACCAGCGGCACTGTGCGCGTGGTTGCTCTGCAGGATGTGGACTTCGCCGTCCGTCATCCCGAGGGCTTCTGCCGCGGCAACAACACCCTCTGATGGAGCTAGGGCGGCTTAACGGCCGCCCTTTTAACCATGGAGATTGAAATTTTGAGGACCACGATGGTGGGTGGCCAGCTTGTAAGAGCTGGTGAGACGTTGGTGGCATCAGCTGCTGACGCGCGCCTGCTGATCGGGATTGGCAAAGCAGTCGCCGCTACGGTGGCGGCAGTGATCGAGTCCGAGCCTGCAGTGGCTCCCAAACGCAAACCCCGCACAAAGGTGAACACCGATGGCAATCTTTCAGCAAACCCTTGAGAAGCTGCAGCACTTCACGCTGCTGGCTACTACAACCATCACCGCCACCGGTAACCAGACTGGTGTTGACCTGCTCGACTACGACGGCGACATTCAGGTGATCCTGTCCGGCACTGCTGCTGGTGCAGGCGCGGATCTGACCTTCCGCATCGAGGAGTCGGACGACAACAGCACCTTTACGGCTGCTACTGGCGGAACTTTCACGGCTATTGGCAACGCTGCCTACAAGGAAGTGAAGACCCTGAACCGCGATGAGCTGAAGCGCTATGTGCGCCTGAGCTGCACCGCTGAGACAGGCACCGCCTCCAGCGCCGTTACCTGCTTTGGCTACGGCCTGAAAAAGTACGGCTGATGGCGATCACCGAGGATCTGAATCTGTTCCTCGACGACTTTGGCGTCAGCTGCACGGCTGGCGCCATTTCGGCATTGGGGATTCTGGACATGCCCACGCAGGTGCTGGCGGGTGAGATGGTGCTGAGCACTGACTACACGCTGACGGCCCGCGCGTCCGATTTCGGTGGCCTGCTCTATGGCGCGGCGATCACCGTAGGCGGCGTCAACTACAGCGTGCGCGAAACGCGGCAGCTGGACGATGGCGCGTTTGTGGAGATTGGTTTGCAGCGTGTGGCACCTGAAAGCAGCGCACCTGGCCAAGATCCGCGCGTGTTCGGCCTGTCGGATCTGACCGATGTGGATGTGACTGGAGCCGCGGCTGGCGATCAGCTGACCTACAACGGCACCGAATGGGTGGACGCTGGCGCACCCAAGAGCATTACGATCGCCAACCCCGTGGCAGGCGATAATTTCACGCTGTTCCGCACGGCTGTTTCGACGACCATCAGCGCAGTCACGGCAGTGGTGCGTGGCAACAGTCCGAGCGTGACGTTGGTGATCAAATCAGATCCAGATCGCAGTACGGCTGGCACGGCGGTCACTGTCAGCGAAGCCATCACAAACACGACGACCGGCGAAGCGGTGGCAATTATCAACCAGCCAATCGGCGCCGGACGATACGTCTGGCTGGAAGTCACTGCCGTGAGCGGCAGCGTGACGGAGTTGAACGTCAGCGTTGAGATCTGACGACTGAGCTAGCCTGAACCTACAGGAGATCAAGCCATGGCCGCGTTCAACAAGTTCAACTCGTTCGTCGAGGCACTGGCCGAGAAGGTCCACAACCTTGGCAGCGACACCTTGAAGGTGTACTTAAGCAACGCGACGCCAAGTGCTTCGGCCGATTTGGTAAAAGCTGATCTTGCAGAGATCAGCGCCGGCAATGGTTACACAGCTGGCGGAAATCAAGCCACCATCAGCAGCAGTTCACAGACCAGCGGCACATACAAGCTAGTGCTGGCTGATCCTGCAACTTGGACGGCAAGCGGCGGCAGCATTGGCCCGTTTCAGTATGCGGTGCTGTACAACGACACTGCAGCCAACGACGAACTGATTGGTTGGTGGGACTACGGCAGCGCGGTCACGCTCAACGCTGGTGAGACCTTCACCGTGGATTTTGACGCATCAACTGGCGTCTTGACCATCGCCTGATAACACCAACGAAGGAGGTAGATCATGACCATCTCCTTCGTTGGCGCGCAAGGCAACACCGGAGCAACAGTCACGATACCTACCCACCAAAGTGGGGACTTAATTCTGCTGTTTGCCTATAAAGATGGCAGCGCGACTTCAATCACAACACCAACCGCTGGCGGTACTGTTCCAACTTGGATCAGTATCAATTTTGGCGGATCAAGTTTCAATAGTGTCAACTTTCGCTATGCCGTAGCAACTGGGAGCAATACAACTAGCGGCACGTGGACAACTGCTACTGAGATTTTTTGCCTTGTCTATCGCGGCACAAAAAACATTGGCGCATCAGCTGCTGCCAATAGCACAACAAACGTCATCAGCTATCCGGCGCTAACGCTAAACCGGACCGACAGCACTAGCTGGATTGTTGGAGTAGCAGGCCATCGGTCGGCTACCAATGTTGAGCAGGCCCCAAGCGGCATGACCAACCGTGTCAGCAGTGGCACGGAAGCGGCAGGTCATGACACCAACGGCACGGTTTCCAGTTGGAGTGCGCAGACCGTCACGGTCAATGCAAGCAGCGGCTGGCGCTCAGTCACGGTTGAGCTGCGAGACGCTTCTTTATCTCTTGGTTGTGATGCTGGCAGCTATGCGCTGAGCGGGCAAAACGCCACACTTACCAAGGGCGCGGCAGCAAACAATTACACGTTGCCCGGCGCTGCTGGCAGCTGTCTGCTGACGGGGCAGGTTGCGGACTTGCGAATGGCCCGGCAGGTGGCTGGCGCTGCGGGTGCGTTCAATGCCACTGGCCAAACTGCGGGTTTTGCTGCCACTCGACTACTAGGCGGTGGTGTTGGTGCGTTCACTGCCGTCGGTCAATCGGCCGGGCTTCAAGGGCAAAAGTATTTGCCAAGCGCTGCTGGCGCTGTTGCGGTCACTGGGCAAGCGGCAACGCTAAGCGAAAGCATCCCTACGGCTCTCACGTTGAACGCTGCCGCAGGCGGCTACGCGGCGACAGGTCAACCAGTCAACTTGCGCCGCGCGGTGCTGCTGCCTAGTGCTGCAGGCAGCTTGGTAGTGACCGGAAATCCTGCTGAACTAATCCGCCAACGGTTGCCGTTTGACGCGGCTGCTGGGGCATTGATCGTTACCGGACAAGCCGCTGGCTTTGGCTACGGGCGCAAGCTGACCAGTGATCCGACTGGGTTTGCTTTGACTGGCCATCAGGCCACTTGCAAGACTCAACGTCTGCTGACGAGCGCATCCGCTAGCTTTTTGGTGACAGGACAAGCTGCCAACGTGAATAAATCAGCCCGCCGTCGAGTGCTGATCTTCATCTGATCTCACGGAATTGCCAGCGACCATCGCCACTCACGCCGCTAGCCTGCAACCATGACAACCCGCCGCGAGACGCGCCTGATTGATGACGGCGCCTTTGTCGAAATTGGATTGCAAAGGACATGAGCAGCCCCATCAAGGTGACCACCAGAGCAGATTGGGCGGCGCAAAACCCGCGCCTGCTTCTTGGCGAGCTTGGACAGGAGAAAGACACCGGCAACTTGAAGATCGGCAATGGCAAGCAAAGCTGGAATGACCTCCCCTATCACGGCTGTCCTGGATACTGGGGATCGTTTTGGGATTCGACCTCACAAACCGCAGCAGCGGTCGACACGCCGCAGACCATCCTGCTGCGCGCTGGTGACTCCAACAGCCGTGGCGTTTTTATCGCATCGTCTGGCCGGATCACAGTGGCGCATCCGGGCGTTTATAGCCTTACCTTTTCAATCCAGTTCAGCAACAGCGATAGCTCGATCCACGACGTGAACGTCTGGCTGCGGAAGAACGACAGCGGAACCAGCGGTGACGTTCCCGATACCGACAGCCGCTTCAGCGTGATCTCGCGGCATGGCAGCATTGATGGGAATGTGATTGGCACAGTGAACTATGTGCTGCCACTGGCCGGATCTGATTATCTTGAGCTGATGTGGGCCACGACCAACTTGGCTGCCTACATCCACGCTGAGCCATCTGGGGCCACGCACCCAGCAATCCCCGGCATTATCTGCACAGTGGTTCAGGTGGCATCAGCATGACGACCCGCCGCGAAACAATCTTGGCTGCAGTGCGCACTGCACTAACCGGTACCACCGGCGTGAGCACGCGCATCTATCGCTCGCGTGTGGAGCCGATGGCGCGAGCTGAGAGCCCCGCGATCGTGGTTGAGCCGGTGAGCGACACAGCCGAGCAAAACACCAGCCTGCCCACACTCGACTGGAGCCTGACGGTGCGGGTGGCTGTGATCGTGCGTGGCGCAATCCCTGATCAGGTGGCTGATCCGATTATCGAGAGTCTGCATGGGCGGTTGATGGCAGACCTGACGCTGGGTGGCTATGCGATCGACATCCAGCCGCAAGGCGTGAATTTTGAAATGGTCGAGGCGGACCAGCCAGCTGGCGTGATCAGCTGCGACTACCTGATCCGCTATCGCACCAGTGTCACTAATCTGGCAACAGCATGATGGCTACGATGGTTGATGAATACTGGGGGCAAGGAGGCACCTACCTCCTAAATCCCAAAACCGGCAAGCGGAAGCTCATTGAGCGGACAGAGCCGGCCAACCCCTCCGAACCCCAACCTGAGGTAACGAGCAATGCCGCTCCTGAGCCGCAAACGCCTGATCCTGGCGAAGACTGAATCCACCTACGGCACTGATCCCACACCAACGGGTTCGTCCAACGCCATCCTGGTGCGCAACCTTGAGATCACTCCGCTGCAGGCTGAGACCGTTTCCCGCGATCTGATCCGCCCCTATTTGGGTGTGAGCGATCAGCTGCTGGCGCAAACCCGCGTTGAGGTGACGTTTGAGGTTGAGCTGGCCGGCTCGGGCACTGCCGGCACTGCGCCTGCTTACGGCCCTGTGCTTAAGGCTTGCGGTCTGAGTGAGACCGTGGTGGCCACCACCAGCGTGACCTACGCACCGGTGAGCGCCAGCTTCGGCAGCTGCACGATCTACTTCCACAACGACGGCATCCGCCACAAGCTGACCGGCTGCCGCGGCAGTTTCAGCCTCAACGCTGAGGTTGGCCAGATTCCGGTGATCAGCTTCACCATGACGGGCATCTACAACGCCCCGACTGATGAGTCGCTGCCCAGCCCGACCTATGCCAACCAGGCTGCACCGCTGATCTTCAAGAACGGCAACACCAGCAATTTCACCGCCTTCAGCTACGCAGGTTGCCTGCAGAGCCTGAACTTCGATGTCGCCAATGAGCTGGTCTACCGCGAGCTGGTGGGCTGCACGAAAGAGGTGCTGATCACCAACCGCGGCCCCAACGGCACTGTTGTGATTGAAGCCCCGGCTATCGCCACGAAGGACTTCTTCACGATCGCCAACGGTTCAAGCACTGGCAGCATTACCTTCCAGCACGGTTCAACCGGTGGCAACATCGTGACCTTTACCACCGCTCAGTCGGACATCGGCAGCCCGACCTACTCTGATCAGGACGGCATCCAGATGCTGAACCTGCCCTATCTGGCCATCCCGACCAGTGCAGGCAATGATGAGCTGAGCCTCGCTTTCACCTAAGGATCCCTGCATGGCGTTTGTTCTCAAGCAGTCCGACACCTACATCTGGCCGGTCACCGTCGAGATCCCAATCGACGGCGGTCGGTTTGATCGGCAGACGTTTGATGCTGAGTTCAAACGCCTCCCACAGGCGCGAAACAACGCGATCATTCAAGCTGCGCGCGCTGAGACAACCACCGATCAAGAGGTGGCTGAGGAAGTGCTGGTGGGTTGGAAGGGCATCACGGACGACGACGGCAAGGATGTGCCGTTCAGCGAGACTGCCAAGGTGCAACTCCTCGACGTACCCGGCGTCTCTGCCGCACTGGTCGAGGGTTACATCAACTCGCTCTTGGGAGCCAAGAGAAAAAACTGACGGAGGCCGCCGAGCACTGGGCCGGCGGCGGCGTGATTGATGAAACCGGCTCTGATGCTGCTGCTCTGGGGATTGTGATGCCCGAGCAGCGGCCTGAGAACTTCGAGGTGTGGGAGGAGAACTGGCCGGTGCTTGACCTGTTCCTCAGAGTGCAGACGCAATGGCGCACCGGCATGAACGGCCCGATCGGATTGGACTATGGGGCGGTGGCATGGGTTCTTAGACTGACTGCAGAGGAAGCCACTCACCGCGCCCTGCTGGAGGATCTGCAGATCATGGAAGGCGCAGTGCTGGCCTACATCGCAAAGCAGGGAGGCTGATCCATGGCGATGAACATGGATGCGATGCTGCGCATCCGGGCCGATGTAGATGGCCAGAACAAGATCGTCGCGCTAAACCGCGGCTTGCAGTCTGTCGGCACTACTGCCGCTGGGGTCACCACCGCTATGCGCGGCATGACAGGCGCCGCTGCCGGGCTGTCAGGTGCGCTGGGCACCCTCGCCCCGCTACTCAGCGCGGCGGGCTTGGTGGGCATGGTGAAGGGCACGCTGGACGCTGCTGACAACATGAACGATTTGGCGCAGTCCACGGGCGTGTCTGTTGAGGCTTTGAGCCGCTTCAACAAGGCCGCAGCGGTGAGCGGCACCAACCTTGAAGGCGTCAGCAAGGGCCTGGTCAAGCTGAATAAGGCGATGGTGGATGCCGCAACAGGCGGCAAGGCATCGTCTGCCACCTTCCAGGCACTTGGCATCAGCGTGAAGAACGCTGACGGCTCGCTGAAGTCGGCCGATCGCGTGATGCTGGAGGTGGCCAACCGCTTCAAGGCAATGCCTGACGGTGCGGCCAAGACGGCGCTAGCACTGCGGCTGTTTGGCAAATCCGGTGCAGAGCTGGTGCCGCTGCTCAACATGGGCGGCGATGCCATCGACAAGATGAGCACCAAGATGACCACAGCCTTCGCGCAGAAGGCGGATGAATACAACGACAAGCTGGCCGTGCTTGGCGGCAAGGTGCGCGCGCTTGGAATGGATCTGACCATCGCGCTACTTCCTGCGCTGGAGCAGATCACCGATGCATTCACGGTGGCAGTGACAGCGTTCAACCAAATGCCGGGACCGCTGAAGGCTGCAGCTGTGGGCGCTGCCACTCTGGCAATCGCGTGGGGGCCGCTGACCGGCCTGCTCGGCGGCAGCTTGAAGCTGTTCGCCTCTGTGGCCAACGGCCTCGAGATCCTGCGTTACCAGACGGCGCTGGCTGGCGGCGTGGTGCCGCTGCTGACCGGAAGCCTCCAAGGTCTAAGCGCGGCGATCCTTGCTATCCCCGGCTGGGGCTGGGCGTTGGCTGGCGTGGCTGCGCTGGGGCTGCTCGGCAAGGCGCTCTACGACAACAATGAGGGGTTTAGGAGCTGGGTTAACAACGTCGGCACGATCATCGCCAGCGACTTCCAGAACGCCATGAAGAACATGGTTGAGCTGGGCTCTGCTGCTGCTCGTCGTGTCAGCCAAGCGTGGGATTGGCTCAAGGGCATGACCAGCAACGCTGCAACGGCGATCGGCAACGCCTTCAGCGGGCCGTTCGGGTTTATCGCCAGTGCAGCCCAGCAGGTTTTTGGCACTGTGCAGCGGGCGATCGCGCAGCTGTGGAACTCCATCCCTGCCCCGATCCGCAAGGCTTTGGGTCAAGCCGGGCAGATGGCGATCAACGCCACCCCAGCCGGCTACCTCGCCAACGTCGGCATCCGCGCCTTCCAGATGGGGCCGCAGCAGACCGTCAACCGAGCCGGTAAGGGCATTTTGCAGGGCGGTGGCGGTGGTGGGTTCACCCCTGACCTGAGCGCGCTTGAGGGCGGCGCTGGTGGTGGCACCAAGAAGGCAAAAGATGCAGCGGACAAGGCGAGGCAAGCCCGCGAGGCGCTACTCGCATCGAAGAACGCGCTGGATCAAGCAAGGGCTGAGCTGGCGCTGGCACGTGAGCTGGACCCGATCAGAAAAATCGAGCTGGAGTATGAGGAGAAGCGCCGGGTGGTGCGCGCAGCTGCTTCTCAGGAGTTGAGCAAGGCGCTGACCATTGAGGAACAGGCAAACATTCAGCGCACCCGCGCGATCGACCTGCAGCGCATCGGCGTGGAGGAAACCAGCGCGCTGAAGGAGAAGTACAAAGAACTGGGCGACGCAGCCTATGAGGCTGCAATGAAGACAGCGGAATGGAGCACTGCAACAGAGCTAGCCGGCGGCGCTTTGCTGGGCCTCCGCGACGGCATTAGCTCCTATCTGGAAGGCATCGGCAGCCTGAGCGAGAACATCAGCAACATCGCGCTGAACGCTTTCAAGGGGCTGGAGGATGCGATCGTGAGCCTGACGATGACGGGCAAGTTCAACTTTAAGGACTTCGCGCTGTCGGTAATTGAGGATCTGACCCGGATGGTGACGCGGATGCTGATCATTGCGCCAATCCTGCAGTTCATCCAAAGCCTGATTCCAGGCGGTGGTGCGCTCAGTGGCACCAAGGCGCTATCAACCACCAAGCTGGTTCCTGGTGGCATCTTTGCCAACGGCGGCACCTTCGCGAACGGCATCCAGCCGTTCGCCTCTGGTGGCATCGTCAACAGCCCGACGCTGTTCAAGTTCGCCAACGGCGGTGCAATGCGGAACGGTCTCATGGGTGAGGCTGGCCCTGAGGCGATCATCCCCTTGAAGCGTGGTCGTGATGGCAAGCTCGGCGTGGCAGGTGGTGGCGGCACCAGCGTGGTGGTCAACGTGGACGCCAAGGGCACCAGCGTGCAGGGCAGCAACTCTGATGGTGCCCAGCTGGGGCGTGCCATTGCAGCTGCAGTGCAGGCAGAATTGGTGAAGCAGAAACGGCCCGGCGGCCTCTTGGCGGCGTAAACCATGGCAGCCACAACATTCACTTGGACCCCTAGCTATCCGGCCACACAGGTCAGCCAGCCGAATGTGCGCACCGTCAAGTTTGGCGACGGTTACGAGCAGCGCATCCGCTATGGCCTGCGCACTGATTTCAAGGTTTGGAATCTCAGCTTTGATAACCGCGACGACGCCGAGCGCGCGTTGATCCTGACGTTTTTGACGGATCGCGGCGGTGTCGAGCAGTTCAACTGGACAACGCCACACGGCGGCACCAGCGCGTTCGTCTGCAGTGAGTGGACCAGCGAGCACGCTGGCTGCAATAACAACAACATCAGGGCAACCTTTCGCCAAGTGATTGACCTATGACGATGTTTGAGGAGCTGATCAGCAGCTCACCCTTCGCCGTCATCGAGCTGTTTGAGCTGGTGTTGCGGCAAGAGATCCACGGCACCAACGAGACCTACAGGTTTCACAACGGCAGCAACGGCAATATCACCGCCACAGGCGACATCATCTGGCGCGGCAACCCCTATGTGGCGTTGCCTGTGCAGACCGAGGGCTTTGAGTACAACGGCAACGGTCAGCTGCCGCGGCCGCGGCTGAAGGTGGCCAACCTGCTCGGCACGGTGTCCGCCATCTTGGTGACGGTCAACAACACCACGCCAGGCAATGATTTGACGGGTGCGCTGTTCCGGCGTATCCGCACGCTCAGCCGCTTCATCGATCCGGTCAACTTCCCGAACAGCATCAACCCATACGGGCTGCCGACACTGGATGAGATGCCACAGGAGATCTACTACGTGGATCGCAAGGTGGCCGAGACCCGCGACTACGTGGAGTTCGAGCTGGCGGCTGCGTTTGATCTCGCAGGTGTTCGCGCGCCAAAGCGGCAGGCGATCGCCAACATCTGCCAATGGCAGTACCGCAGCCCTGAGTGCGGCTACACGGGCACCAACTATTTCGACGAAAACGATCGCCCGGTAACGCTGGTGCCGGCGGCTAACTTGGCATCTGGCCTGTCGCAGGTGACAGCCGGTCAGATCGTATTTCAGGGGTACAGCAGCGGCACGCGACTGGTTTCCAGCAATCTCTGGTACGAATCTTTCATCGATGGCGCTGGCATCTTGGTGATCAAGGCCAAGAACGGCAACACTGTGTGGTCGATCGGGTCTGCGCAGTATCCGGCCGATCGTTACACGGTCACAGGAGATGGCAACTTCGAGCTGTCGCTCGGCTTCACCGGCCTGCGCTTTCAGAGCAACACCGCGCGGCTAGGTGATCCAAACTCGATCACTTTCAACCTTGCCTATTTCCCAAACAACACGCCGGATCCAAGCGCTGCATGGGAGCCGTTTCCAGAGAAGCGTGATCAGTCCGGCAACCTGATCCGCAATGGCTATGTCGGCCACCGGCTTGCGTTCTTCCACGAAATTATGGGCTCGGCTCAGTCGCAGCAAGGCGTTACAAAAACTGAGACCTATCAGTTCACCTTCAACGGTAAGGATCTGACGTTGCGGTTCACTGCAGTCTCGACGCAGCTACCTGCTGGCCACTGGAGCGGGCAAAGCTGGGGGTGGCAAGACTCAGCAACCAGCACCTATCCAACGGCGACGATCACATCGAGCACTGGTCTGTTCAAGCAAAACGAAGTATTCAGCGCCACGGTGCAGCTCGGCAGCACCAACCCCTTCCGCAATCCGCCCTATGGCGTGATGGGATCAGTGACTGGCAGCTTCAGGATCACCAGCACGTCGGGCTACAGCGCCAACTATCTGCGCCTCACAAACCAAGGCCAACTGACGCTCTACAACGCCGCCAACACGGTGCTGTGGCAGAGCAGCTACAGCAGCACAGCGGAGCCCAGCACCTCGATCGCGGCAAACAAGTCGCTGGATGTTTGCGGTAAACGGCTGAGCAGCTGCAAAGCACGCTTTGGTCAGAATGCACAGCTGCCTTTCGGCAGCTTCCCCGGCGTTGGTGGGTTCGTCTGATGAAGGACTGGCAGCGCGACGCATTGCAGCACGCCATCGCAGAAGCGCCGCGAGAGGCTTGCGGTCTGGTGGTGGTGGTCAAGGGGCGCGAACGTTATTGGCCGTGCCGCAACCTGGCAGACACACCGGCTGATTTCTTCGTGCTGTCGCCTGATGACTACGCCGCAGCTGAAGATGCAGGCGAGATCACCGCAGTGTTTCACAGCCACCCGAGCACACCAGCTGAGCCGAGCGAGGCTGATCGACTGGCCTGTGAGCACAGCGGCCTGCAGTGGTTCATCGTCAACCCCGGCACGATGGTTTGGGGTGAGTGCAGGCCAGAGGGCTACAAGGCGCCGATCATTGGCCGGCAGTGGGTGTGGGGCATCAGCGACTGCTGGACGCTTGCGCGTGACTGGTACGCCGAGACATGGGGCCTGCAGCTGCGCGATTGGCAGCGTCCGTTGAGCATGGAGCAGTTCAACGCTTCGCCCATGTTCGATGCCTGCTGGCAGGAAACTGGCTTCGTTGAGGTGAATCAATCCGACCTGCAGCCTGGTGACCTGCTGCTGATGTCACTCGATGGCTGCCGCGGCCTGAATCATTGCGCTGTCTACGTTGGCGAGCAGATGATCCTTCACCACATCAGGGGCCGGCTCAGCTCCCGCGACCTGTTTGGTGGCTACTATCAGAAGAACACGGGGCGAGCGCTCCGCCACTCCAGCAGGTGACGCGAATGCTGCGAGTCATCAAGGTCTACGGCAGCTTGGCGAAGTTCTTGGGGCAGCGCAGCTTTGAGGCGGCCGTGCGCACACCGGCTGAAGCTGTGCGCTTCTTGGTTGCCAACTTCCCTGGCGTTGAGTCGCACATGAGCGAGCGCCACTACAAAGTGAGCGTGGGGCGGCACGAGCTAACGGCAGGCGATCAGCCTGAGCAGCTGCACTATCCCGCTGGTGACCTTGAACCGATCAGGATCGTGCCAGTGCTGGCCGGCGCTGGTGCTATTGGCCGCATCATTGCAGGTGTTGCGCTGGTGGCTGCTGCAATCTTCATCCCCGGCCTTGGCCTTGGCCTGGCCGGTGCAACGGTCACGCAGATCGGCGTGCTGGGTGGCGCGTTGATCTTGGGCGGCATCGCCCAGCTGATCACGCCGGTGCCGCAGATCGGTGGGGGCAAGGACAGCGACAAGGATCCTCGCAAGTCCTACAGCTTCTCCGGCATCCAGAACGTAAGCCGCCAAGGCATTCCGGTGCCGATTGTCTACGGCGAAACGCTGATCGGCAGCATCGTGGTGTCGGCCGGTATCAACACTGAGAAGGTGCCGATCTGATGTCTGACGAACTGATCCGCGGCGCAGGCGGCGCAGGCGGCGGCAAAGGTGGCTCCGGCGGTGGCTCAGGCCCCAGCGTCGAGAAGGACAACCTGGAATCAGAGCAGACTGCACGGATTATCGACGTGCTCAGCGAGGGCGAGATCGAGGGCTTTCCTTCGGCTCGTGCTTACGCTCGCGGCAGCACGGAATACAATCGCGCGCTGCTGAAAGACATCTACTTCAACAACACGCCGCTGGTCAGGGCGGATGCAGACGCTACGGCGCCACTGACGAAGGAAGACTACAACTTCAAGAGCTTCATCGTTGAGCCGCGTTACGGCACACAAAACCAGTCTTACGTTCCGATCAGTGATTCAATTCAGCAAGAAGAAGAAGTCAACGTCAAGGTAACCAAAAACCAACCAGTCACGCGCACGATCACAGATCCGAATGTCAACGGCGTGCGTGTCACCATCTCAGTGCCGCAGCTGCAGGTCTACCAAGAAGACGGCGACATCCGCGGCCGCTCGGTGAGGTTCCGGATCTTGGTGTCTTACAACGGCGGCCCGTACATCAATCCGTTTGGCCAGCTGTTGAAGATCGAAGGCCGCACGGTTGACCTGTATCAAGAGCGCTACCGCGTGGATCTAACGCAGCCGCCACCGGTGTCGATCCGCGTCGAGCGCATCACAGACGACGCACCACAGGCCGGCAAGGAAACGATTGTCGATGAGATCTACTGGGCAAGCTACACCGAACTGATCTACGCCAAGCTGGCGTATCCAAATACTGCGCATGTCGGCATTCAGATTGATGCCAAGCAGTTCAGCAGCATCCCGCAGCGCTCCTATCGCGTGCGTGGCATCAAGGTGCGCATTCCCAGCAATGCCACCGTCAACTCCGCAGATGGCAGCATCACCTATAGCGGTGTCTGGAACGGTAATTTCAAGGCCGCTGAATGGTGTTCAGATCCGGCGTGGATCCTGTGGGATCTGCTGACTTCTACCCGTTACGGCTTTGGGGATCACATCCTCACGAGCCAAGAGAGACAGAGCTTCAGCGGTGACGCCAGCAGGCTGGACAAGTGGACGTTCTACAGCGCCAGCCAATACTGCAACGCCCGCGTCGATTCCGGCCTGCGCGACACCAGCGGCAACCCAATCCTTGAGCCGCGCTTCTCCTGCAATGTCAACATCCAGACGCAAGAAGAGGCGTACAAGCTGATCAATGACATGTGCTCGGTGTTCCGAGCGATGCCATTCTGGAGTTCAGGCGCGCTCACGATCGCGCAGGATCGCCCGGCTGATCCGTCCTACATCTTCAACCAGTCCAGCGTCACAGAAGAAGGCTTCACCTACAGCGGCAGCAGCATCAAGACACGCCACACCGTTGCGGTGGTGTCCTACCTCGATCTCGAGCTGCGTGACATCGCCTACGAGGTGGTTGAGGACGCGACAGGCATCACCAAGTTCGGCGTGGTCAAGACTGAGGTGTCAGCCTTTGCCTGCACCAGCCGCGGCCAAGCGCGGCGCATCGGTGAATGGCTGCTCTACTCCGAGCAGAACGAGACCGAGGTGGTCAGCTTTACCGCTGATCTGCCATCTGGACAGGTGGTGCGCCCTGGTCAGATCATCCGCGTGGCTGATCCGGTGCGCGCTGGCCGCTACAGGGCCGGCCGTGTGGTCAACGCCACCAACACAACCGTCGAGCTAGATCGCACGGTCGGTGAGCTGTTCTATGACGGCCTGCCCGCCACGTTCGACTTCAACGTGATCCTGCCTGATGGCACATCGCAATCGATCAGCGGCATCAATGGCACCAGCCTCAACAACGCCACGGTCACCCTGCCGACGCCGCTGCGTCTGACGCCAGCGCCTAACTCTGTCTGGGCGATCGGCACCACCGGGCTGCGCCCCTCGCTGTGGCGTGTGCTGACCGTGCAGGAGCAGGACGGCGACACCTACGGGATTACGGGCATCTCATACAACCCGAGCAAATATGACTACATCGAGCGCGATCAGCCGCTGCAGATCCGCGATGTTTCGCAGCTGGATGTGCCACCACCTACGCCGCAGAACTTGGTCGCCACCGAGGCGCTATATGAGGCGAACGGGTCTGTGCTGAGCAAGGTCATCGTCAGCTGGCGTGCGGTGCCGTCAGCCACGCGCTATCAGCTGCGTTACCGGCTGTCGCCGAACAACTGGACGACGATCCAGACCACAGCGCCCGACTACGAGATCCTCAACAGCCAAGTCGGCACCTATGACTTCGAGCTGGAGGCATTGAGCGCCGGCCTGCTGCGATCGGCAACAGCAACAGCCAGCTTCAACGCCGTTGGCAAGACGGCACCTCCGGTCACGATCCCGGATCTGTTCATCGCGCCAATCGATGATCGGAACGCTGAGCTGTATTGGCCGCAGTCCACCGACCTTGATGTGCGCATCGGCGGCGAGGTTCAGATTCGCCACAGCCCGCTGCTGGTCAACGCAGATTGGAGCCGCTCGACGCAGATCGTGCCTGCAGTGGCCGGCAGCAGCACACGCAAGATCGTGCCGCTGCTGGAAGGCACCTACCTCATCCGCGCCAAGGATTCGCTCGGCAACGAATCCTCTGGCACCGCCAGTGTGATCGTTGACCTGCCTGCACCGCAGAACGCGTTGCTAGTGCAGACCTACCGGGAAGACAACACCACGCCGCCTTTCCAAGGCGTTGCGACGGACATGTTCTACGACACCACAGAGGTGGGCCTTGCGCTGGCTGGCGCCACCCTTGTGGATGATCTGGCGACCAACGACGACTGGGATGGCATTGGCCTGATCGACTACGCCGGCGGCTCGAAATCCTCCGGCAGCTACGAATACACCAACACGCTGGACCTTGGCGCACGATTCGACCTGAACCTGCGCCGCATCCTCAAGACCCGTGCCTTCCAGCCTGGCGACCTGATCGACTACCGCTCCGGCAACGTGGACGACTGGCAGGACATTGATGCCGCCAACATCGGCAACGTCAACGCTGAGACCTACGTGCGCGCAACGGACAACAACCCGAGCGCATCACCGACCTGGAGCGCATGGCAGCCGTTTGTTAATGGCATCACCCGCGGCCGCGGTTTCCAGTTCAAGGTGCTGGCCAGCACCGCAGATCCATCGCAGAACATCGTGCTCGAGGAGCTTGGCGTTGAGACCGAGCTGCAGCGCCGCACCGAAACGCAACGCAACCTCACCACCAGTACCGCTGCCTATGCGGTCACCTTCCCCAATGCCTTCTATGCCACGCCCAGTATCGGCATTACAGCGCAGGACATGAACCAAGGCGACTACTTCACGATCGGCAACGCGACACGGACTGGGTTCGAGGTTACCTTCAGGAATAGCGCGGGTAACATCGTATCTAGGACGTTCGACTACCAAGCGGTCGGCCACGGCCGGGAGATCTAAATGGCTCAGGCAACCGACTACACACTGGCTAACCAGAGCGGCGCAAACTTCCGCGCTGAGCTGAACACCATCCTCGCTGCAGCGGTCAGCTTCAACAGTGGCACGACCGAGCCGGCGACGATGTACGCCTACATGCCGTGGGTGGACACCGGCGTGTCGCCTGCACTGCTGAAGATCCGCAATGGCGCGAACACGGCGTGGATCACGGTCGGTGATGTCA